TTATTTTTTTAAGAAAAGCCGCACAACAGTTTGAAATATTTTTTTGCGGTATATGATAGCGACAACAATTATCGCCGCCCAAAAGCCGTAAATCTGTGTTTGCTCCCACCACGATAGTTTATGTGCCACGTATTTTGTTATGGTGTTGTTCTTACTGATAGCTTTATCCTTATAAACTATGCTATCCCGATATTCTATGGGCCTTTTAATCGGCACAGGCTTGGCTTGCGGCTTACTGTTGAGCGTATGTGTCAGCGTGCCGTCGGAGTTTATCCGCGCGTCCGTGACAGCGTAGTCGTTTTCAAGGTGGCTTATACTGTCCCTTGTTGTACGCTCTGCCTTTTGTACGGGTATTTCGACAAATACGGTATCGGGGACAAACACAGTACGCTCCCTGTATTCTACACGCACGCTATCCCTTTTGTATTCTTGTGTCTGCGTTATCAGGCTTTTGCTTGAACGGCAACTAATGAGGGTGAAAATCACCATTAAAAATATTACAATCTTCTTCATACGTCAGAATGTTAGTACCTTACCGTTATTCAACACCAGCTTACCGTATTCGATTGCATTTAGGCGGCGTAGCCACCCTTTGCGAAAGACGGCAAAAGACGGGTTCTTGCTTATGATGTCTTCAATATACTTTACACGTGCGCGTTTGAGCTGCTCAAATAGCGACTTTGGTTCTTCTGCATTGATAGCCGCTATTGTTTTTGTGCCGACAACACCGTCTACTATCACACCGAGAACACGCTGCGGTATCTTAATACCCCAGGCGCCACTGCCCCATACAAAATCAACCAATAGATTGGCGATGCTTTGGTCTTCTATCTTATCAGCCTGCCAGCGGTTCCAATAGAATTTTCGCATTATAGCCATTGCATCGGCATCGCTAATAAGTTTCAGGTCTTTCACATCGATGTGCCTGTCGCCGTTCTTATCGTAACCCTGCGCTTTCCACACAGCTATTGTTACCCCCTTATTTGTTTCTTCCCCCTTATCGTTGGGGTGATTTATAAAGCCGCCCTCGTATGAGAGGATAAACTTTGCAAGTATATCAAATCTTGCCATTGGAGTTGCTTGTTTCTTCCCCCTTACTTGCTATATAGCTTGCCACAAAAGGGATTTTCTCAACAATCTGTACACTCACAATATAATAGAGGATGTCAAATAGCTTGTACATACTACTTTCTTGCGGACAGCAATTCCGACAATTACGCAAAATATTGATGGAAAATACCCATGTCGTAATTATGCTAATGATACTCACGCAAGTTATTGCTTCGTCATGCTTATGAATAAAATGCCCGACAACGAATAATGCCATCACAAGTACAAAGTAAACAAAGCATTGGACAAGGAATTTCGTTGCCTTATTCATTTCCCAACCATTACCATTGATGATGTCTGCGAACAACCCACAAACCCCGTTCAATGTCAGTAACACAACCATTCCGACAAGGATGTCCTGTATCGGCGAGAACAGCGTTAATAAACAGCTGATAAGCGCTACAATAGCACTTCTAATGAAATCTACCATGTTTTTAATAATTTTCATTTCACATATTTTACCGATGATTTCTTTGTACAAATATATCAAAATATGATTATATAATAATCGTTTTATAATTAAATTTTACAACGAGGCTTCCAATTCATTGATTTTATCATTACTAACTTTAATCACGGTTTAATGCGTAAATAACCATTCTCGACATAAAGCATTCCCGATGATATATCATTTGCATTGGTAGGTAAATCTTTCATTGAAACAGAAAGTTGTCCCGTCTGCTTTGAATAGTGTATTGCCAAACCTCTCCAAATACTTTCCCCTATGGTAAACAGTATGTCAGTGTCTGAGATTTCCGACCAAAAGCCATGGCTTGCGCTTCCACCCTCATAACGATACATTTGTCCAAAATACGCTGGGGTAAATACAGCTTTTAGCCGTCTACCGTTATCTATAAACATGCCAAGACCTTTATCAGTATTCCCTAATGATACAGTAGATCCATTATTTTTTGAAAGTACTATCTCAACATCCCCATTCGATTTATCTTCAATTCCAATTTTTAGGGAAGAATTTGCTGTCAAGGCCTGTATTAACGTATTTACCGCATCAAAAATTATTTTTTTATTACCATTCAAAGTTGACACAATCTTCCCTTGGCTTATAAACCAATCTCCTATATTTGCGCCCTCCGCCAATAGCAAGTTCGTTGCAATACTTTCAAATGATGCCCCGAACGGGTTCCATTTGGAAGTACTCGTCGGCATTACCCCTTTAAATTCTCCAGCGTCCACACGGCACACGTAATAGGCGTTTCCGTATTTACAAGCATCAATCCTATATTGATTACCATAATAGGTTTTCGAGGGGCTGTACACGCCACAAAATACGAGTGCCGGTGACACTCCGTCTTTACCGTTCTTACCGTCATAAGGGGTCATGCGAACGGGCTCACTCCATGGAGTAAGTAGCGTTCCATCAGCTTTTTTCTTGGTTATTGTCGCCCACAGGTACTCCATTTTACCGATTATGGGCTGTTCTAAAGTCCATCCAGTTGGTTCAGGCATTGATTTATTAAGAGTTGGTGCAGCTGTTGTGGAGCCATTCTTAGCAAATCGGTACTCTTGATAATCTGCATCCTGCCCTTGAAATGCGCTCCATGTGTATGCGCTTGGGTCGAGTGGGGGATATGGCTTATCCCACGACATGATACCAATATATTTGCCTTGCGTAAGTCCAAATTGTTGGTCTTCGGGCGCTGGGGCATAGTCGTATGGCTCGCTGCCCTGTGTTATCATCAGGTCGGCGACGTAGAGGTTGAGTGTCGTAGCCGCTGGTTGTGTCATGCCATAGCGGAAGTCAACGAAGCAATAATTGGGCGCATCGCTATAGCCTGGTCTGTCTGCCACTAAACTAAAGGCCTTCCAATCGGATGTAGCGATAACATCGCCCGCATTAACACCACCCATATTCACATTCACACTGAATGTGGTTCCGGCCGTTTTCATGCGCCCACTGATGCGGAATTGGCCGCGTGGCAGATTGTCAGCAAATCGCTTGAACAGCTGTCCAACACGGTTAAGGCTCTTTGTTTTTGTGCATTTCACGCCATGAATGCTGCTATCAAGCACTGCACCAGCCTCTGCAACCAATCCTGCATTGACGGCAAAGATGTTGCGGCCGGCAAACAGTTCGCCCGTGGCTTTCAGCGGAATGGCCTTGGTAAATGTTTTTCCTCCATCGTCTGAATAGCGTATAAAGGTATAGGCATTTTTACCATTCGAGCCGGGGCTACCGGTTCCACCTTTTTGCCCCTGTGCTATAACTGACCAATAAGCCGTTTCGGTGGGAAGATGTCCCTTGCTTGGCGTTGTGTTGATGTAACGATAAGTAGAATAGCTTCCATTGATGAGATAGGTAACCTCATCGCCGCTGTAATAGGTGTACGAGGTGTTGAAGTTACCGCGAAAACAACCGATAGGGCTCTCGTCGCCCGATTGGCTCTGTACTATCGTTCCACGTAATTTTAACCGCCCGTCGCCGTTGACATTGTATTGCAACATATCGCCGAGTTTCATTGCATTAGCGAGCATATCGAAATAACTTGTTCCGTCACCGCTAACAATCTTATCCGTCGTGATACGTCCTGGGAGAATTTCGGTAAATCCGTACAGAGGGGTAAAGCTGCGCTCTCCCTCGTATTCGCTTCCGAGCATCCCAACGAAGAAATGGTAATACCCGTTAGCCTCTTCCATTTTAATGGCTTTTGTAGAGAGGGTAAATTCTGCTGTTTCGTTCGTTTTACTTGCTTTGATATAGAGGTAATACTTTTTTGTCGCCTTATCAAGCCGTGCACTTGTGAAACTGCTCACGTTCCAAAATTTATACTCTGAAACGCTGTGGTTGGTGCTAATGGACTTAATGCCGAGTGTGAGATGCTGCATTATCCCTGCGCTGGCTTTCAGCTGTTTTGTTGCGTTATCAAAAATAATCTTGTGATCTACGGCCACGGGCTTTATACGGTTGTTCACAAAACGGAATTGGAGACTTTCATCACCAACAAGCATCTGCATTGTCTGTATAGCAATCGGGCTTATGTTGTTGGTAAAATTCTCCAACATTGCCGCCTCAAGCATAGACATCGTTTCCTTTGCGTCTCGGAACCGCCGCTTGGTAAACTGTAAAGCATCTTTGTGGTACTCCTCCACAAGAACCTCGCCACTCTCCAGCTTCTTCAAGTCGCTTGTAAAACCGCTGCTAACTGTTTTGTTGGATATTTCAATGACGGGGCTGTGTGGCTTATTGATATAATCTTTTATGCCTGTAATACGCAACAGCACACCCTCCTTTTGAAAGCGTTCGTCGCGGAATAGGATATACCCGCCGAGGACAATACGTCCGCCAATATTTACCCAGTCTTTTTTTGCCCAAATACCATCAAGCTCCCCGGTAAAGGAAAATTTCTGCTCTTCATTATCGAATAGGTATTTGACAGCGGTCTTAAACATATCCCATTCCGCGCCTGTTTTCGTTGCATTATCACAAATATAAGCCTGCGGGAGCATAACCTTGAAAACGGCGTATTTGTCGCCTGTACGGGGCGAAAATGTTGCGTTGGGCATAGTTATCCCGTCTATCTCCTGTGGAACAATTTCAAAGCGTCGTGCGGCTTTTTGTACACCATTGACCGTCTTCGCGTCATGGTAATACTTTACTTCAAATTCGCGCCCTGAAAGCATTCCCGATTGGAAGATAATTGTCATGGTTTCACCTGCGATAAGGCAATTCTCAAAGTTAAGGGCGGCGGGTATGCTATTATCTATGATGTCGTAGAAATTTTTGGAAGCATCTACCGCTACCACGCTACTTATCGTCCCGACACGCTTCGGGTAAATGGTTGAACAATCGAGGCTATCTTCTGCAAGCGACGATAATGGCTTATCGGAACGACGGACAGACAATCCCTGTTCATCTACCACATAACGTCGAGCGGCGGCAGCGTTGAACACCGTCTCACCCTCAAAGTGCTCGCCGTCGTAGGCGATAGACTGTCCTTTAGGCAGCAATAGCTCACTGTTACCATATTTAGAACGGTCGATGTTCTGCGTACCACCTTGCACGTATAGAATTTCGACGGGCGGAGTATCGCTGCCGTTATTACGTCCCAGCCCTGCCTTAAACCCATTTCCACATCCATACGAGAGTGGGAGCGGGTTATTCTTGTTATACTCTACCTTACGGAGTGATACGCGTTTCCCAATAATCTCAAACTCGGTCTTAAACTCCGTAGCCATTTTACCGAGGGCATCCCAACAGAAGTCGTGATCATAGTTTATCAGATGCTCGATATCGTCAATACATTGTCCAACAGTCCAGCCTTTGTCCCGTCGGTTCATATTATCGATGAACATCTGCAAATGTTCTTTTGGCCGTGCTGTCAAAGAGAACTTTAACCGCCCATCTACAGTTTTACGGAACTTCCATATTTTTGCTTTTGCTTGATAGGCTTCCATGATAACGGTGTACTCGAAATTGCGGCTGTGCTTCATTTTGAAGCTCTCGGGGCGTTCAAGCGTGTACAGCTCACCTTGATATTGGCAGTATGCGCCAATAGGCAATTCGACATGTTCGGCAAGCGAATATTTGAGCGTTAAGTTATGTTCGCCCTTGATAACGCGATGACGATAGCTGCCATCGTCTACAATTACATCAAGTAGTAATTGGTCTTTGCTGTTATATATTTTCATATTCACTATATTATATAAAATGTTGTAAAAGTAACTGTTAACGTAAATTGTAACCATATCTTATCCGTGGGATAGAACTCCGTAACTTGGCAGCTCTTATAGTAGAATGGAAACTCCTTATTTAACTCCCGCACCCATAAATTATGAGTATTAGGGAGTATGAGGTCGTAAAGTAATGCGTCATAGTTACACCACAATTCTTCGAGTGTATCAGCCCGCATAAGGCAATTTATCTTCACATCCTTGCTCTTATAAGTTACATCCTTTCCATCATACAACGCCCCTGCCTGTATGCCGATATTGCGTAATAAGTTTGTTTTCACTACGGGAATTTTCTTTACTTCGTCGAGTGTTCCTTTTAGCACGCGCACACCATAGTCCGTGAAAGGCCTCCCGTTAAAGGTATAGTCATTGTAAGTTGCTATGTTGCTCGCAGGCTTTTCATAGGTGTAGCCCAAAAGTGGAAAATCATCAGCGAATTTCAGCGTCGTTGTGCCCAAGGCATGCGCAACTGCCAAGTTGGGTTGCGCTATAAGACGGAGCTTGTATGTACGCTCAATATAGCGGCAGTCAAATGTATGATATGCACCATCTGATAAGTGCCTTATGAGTGCAAAGAAACGATTGTCTCCACCAGCAAGAGCAACTTTAAGCTGTATATCTCGGGTATTTAACACGGGGGAGGATAGGTCGGCTTCTATACCGTCCATTTCCTGCCAATCGTTACTCTCTACAGTTTTCAGTGGCGGGTAGGCGATTAGCTCATTCCAACCGCCCTGTACGACATACACCCCGTATTCGTTATATACGTCTTTCCCGTCAATATATAGCCTACCTTTCATTTCTATAATATTATTGCATTATCTGTTACGTTGCTGTCAATGTAGCAATCTTCTGCAACGATTGCCTTGCATACAGCCCAGCCCGAAGCATTTACAACGGCTTTCGCGCCATGAAGCAGTATTACCTCGTGTGCATCGAGCGTATCATTATTGATAGTTGCTACCGTGTTCCCTATGAGTATTGCCTGCTTGGGGTTATGTAGCGTGATAGTGCCAGCGTCAATGTATATCCCGAAACGCTCGATCTTATATGGTTTGAAAAGGCGAAATGTCTCCATATTAGGGAAGTGATTGTTAATACAAAATTCGATACCCTGCGGCGTGACAAACAGGTGCACAATATCTTCTAATGTACGCTCTTTACCCGTAAACAGTTCGCAAGCCCCTAAGAGCCTTGCCTGCTTGTAAATCTGTTGTATTATCTGTTCCATATCACGATTGTATTTTTATTCCTTTCAAGGCTATATCCTCTACCGTATCTTTAACCCCTTTAAGATTGCCCTCCATACGTTCTATTCTCGCTCCAAAGCCCTCTGTTTCCTTTTCGATATTCACAACACTTTGCAAGATAAGGTTTGATGTTGTGACGAGTTCCTTTGTATACTCGCAGATATTATAAGTATGCCCCTGTATAGCCGTTGCTCGTCCGTTCAATTCATCTACACTTTCTTGGGAGGCTGTAGCAATACCTTTTTGTGATGCTTCACGTTTTGCCTCATCATCCGTTGCAGAAAAATATTGCTTGAGATTTTCAGCCAGTCCTTTATATATCTGATTGAAGAGGTTACCTGCTGCGTTTATATCTGCTGCCATTTGGTCGGCAGAGTTTTTAACGGTCTCTATACCCTTAAATCTTCCGTCTGTTCCAAACCATTGTTTCTTGTATTTATTAAAGATTGTGCCTATTTCAGGTTCGAGATATTGTGTAATGAGCATGCGCTTGATAATATCTCCTACAATATCATTTACTTTTTTATGCCACGCCTCCATTGCGTCCTCACCTTGTTTTGCAGCCTCGAAGAATGCATCGCCAAGTTCAGAAGCTAAATCTTTCGCCGAAGAGCCTATAATATCTTCCAACATTTCATTGATAACTTTTGCCATTTCCTCGGCTATTTCAGCTATCTTGTTCTTATACTCCTGTACCTTGCCATGGTCAGTCTTCTTTTTACTATTTTCGCTATATATCTGCTGTTGAATAAGTACTTGTTGTGCTGCGAGATTTTCAAGCTGCTTACGGCTTTCATCAAATCTCTTTGATCCGAGAGCTTTATCCGCAGTATAGGATACGGCAGCGTATGCATCAGCAATCTTTTCAACAGTTTTTTCGTATATATCACCTTTATACTTTAACATTGTTAGAGTGCGCCCCCAAGTATTCCCGTATTCCTCTGATGACATGTGCATCTTAATGATTTCCTGTGTTGTTTCAGCGTATATGCGTCTTAACCGCTCTACTGCATCGCCATAGGTGTCCCGTAGCCGTACAGCTTCCTTGTTATCAAGCTCCCATTGTAATTGGTCTATGCGCTCTTGCAAACTCTCAATCTCTTTTTGCTTGCTTTCATCATCATTAAACATATTTGCAATAGCCGTTGCAATCTGTAGGGCGGCAGAGATAACGGCAAGGATTACGGAAGCTTTCTCAACCGTTGAAATCGCGGCTGCTCCTGTTGCCGCGGC